GGGGTTGTCAGGGCCAGCGATTGCTTTGACAGCTGGATGAACAGGGAAAAGAAAGACTCTATACCATTCCCTTGGGAAGGCCTCAACAAGAAGCTGTACGGCATCAGGCAGGGCGAGTTGCTGACTGTTACTGGAGGCACAGGCCTTGGTAAATCTAGTGTTGTACGAGAACTGGAACACTGGCTGCTCACTACAACCAAAGATAATCTCGGCATCATTGCTCTCGAGGAGAATCAGAACAGGACTCTTGATGGCATCATGTCTATTGAAGCTAATGACAGGATATACATTGACCACATCAGGGAGAAGTATGATTACGATTATCTTGCTAACATCTGGCAGAAGATAAACGGTGAGAATAACGATGGCAGGGTCTGGGTGTACTCGCATCTTGGTGTTCAGGATATTGAAGAGATATACAGTAAGATCAGGTTTATGATTATCGGCTGCGACTGTAAGTGGATTGTGCTTGACCACTTGCATATGCTTGTGTCGGCTTACACCGAAGGTGATGAGCGTAGGATCATTGATAGCATCATGCACAGGCTCCGTTCAATAGTGGAGGAGACAGGCGCAGGGATGGTATTGGTGTCCCATTTGAGGCGCACAGAGGGCAACAGGGGCCATGAGAATGGTATTACTGTTAGCCTTAGTCACTTGCGGGGCAGTCAAAGCATAGCCCAGTTAAGCGATTGTGTTATTGCTCTTGAGCGCAACCAGCAGTCTGATGATCCCGAGGAAGCCAACACCACTACAATGCGTGTACTTAAATCCAGATACACCGGGGATGTAGGTAAAGCTACAAACTTGCATTACAATAATGAAACAGGCAGACTCAACGAAGTGTTTGATGATGAGTTTGATGAAGAGGTGGGGGATTTACTGTGAACTTAGTCTTTGACATAGAAACAAACGGCCTGACAAATTGTAATACCATCTGGTGCGTTGTTGCTTATGACATTGATGCCGAGATACTGCACAGTTTTGGGCCTAAAGAGATAGATGAAGGCATAGAATTTGTTAGTCAGGCCGATAAACTTATCGGGCACAACATCCTTGGATTTGATATACCAACAGTCAAGAGACTGACAGGTGTCAACCTATACGATAAAAAGATTGTTGACACACTTGTCTTATCTAGGCTTTTCAATCCTACTCGGGACGGTGGTCACGGTCTTGAGTCTTGGGGTTACAAGCTTGGCTATAACAAGATTGAGTTTCATGACTTCAACAAGTTTTCAAGCGAGATGCTTGAGTACTGTGAGCGTGATGTACAACTCAATGCTAGGGTCTATTTTCAACTGCGAAAAGAAGCCCAAGGTTTTTCCGGGGACAGCATCAAGCTGGAGCATCAGTGCTACCGTCTACTAGACGAGCAGCGCATCAATGGTTTTATGTTTGATACAGAACATGCAGCTTCCCTTCTTGCTAGACTTAAGAAAAGGCTGGATGAGGTTGTTGATGAGGTTCATCAGCAGTTCAAACCTAAGGTTGAAACCATCAGGCTGTATGCCAGAGAAACCAAGTCGGGAGTCCCCGCCCGAATGGCTGACACAGCATCTGGGAACCGCGTCAGAATGACAGACGAGGAGTTTAAGATTGCGTGTGTCGCTGGGTTCGTTGATAGGCATCTTGAAACAGAATTCAATCTTGGTTCCCGCAAACAGATCGGCGAGTATCTGCAAGACTTTGGGTGGAAGCCAACCAAGTTTACGCCTACTGGTCAGCCGATAGTTGATGAAGGTACACTGATGGAAATAGATGACATCCCTCAAGCACAGCTTATAGCGGAGTACCTGCTGCTTCAGAAGCGGATAGCACAGATTAAATCTTGGTTTAAGTTTTCATGCGAGGATGGTAGGGTTCATGGTTATGTGAATTCAAATGGAACTATTACCGGACGCATGACACATCGTGACCCCAACATGGCACAAGTACCGAGTACCCGTGCGCCATATGGGAAAGAGTGTAGAAAATGCTGGCGTGTACCTACTGGTTACAAACTGGTAGGTATTGACGCTAGTGGTTTGGAACTGCGCATGTTAGCCCACTACATGAATGACGAGGCATTCACAAATGAAATACTCAATGGAGACATCCACACCGCTAATCAAAAACTTGCAGGACTTGAATCAAGAGATCAGGCTAAAACTTTCATCTATGCACTTATATACGGAGCAGGAAATGAAAAGCTTGGAACAGTGGTTGGAGGAAACAAAAGTCACGGTAAACGCCTTAGAGAATCTTTCCTTAATAATCTCCCAGCATTTGCTGCTCTTGCAAAACGAGTTGAAAGAGCGTCAGCAAAAGGCTACGTCCGGGGATTAGATGGGCGTAAGATATTTATCAGGTCATCACATGCTGCTTTGAACTCATTGCTTCAAGGTGCAGGTGCAATCGTGATGAAGAAAGCTTTGGTTCTATTTGATGACAAGCTAAAGTCAAACAATCTTAATGCCAAGATTGTAGCCAACATACACGATGAATGGCAGGTTGAGGCTTTGGCGCAGGATGCTGAACTGGTTGGTGAACTTGGTATTGATGCTATTGTAGAAGCGGGTGTTGCGCTTGAACTAAACTGTCAGCTTGATGGGGAATACAATGTAGGAGATGATTGGAGTGAAACACACTAGGGGATAATCATGCCTTATCTAGTTGAGTGCGAAAACTGTAACGAAGACTTGAAGATACAACATCTTCATTGGGAAGAACTTGTCTGTGCTGAGTGCGGCGATACAATCAAAAACACTCTACCTGAAATGTATCGTCATTATATTAATCTACAGTACAAGGATGGTATCTGGTATTACACTGGTAATGCGTCCGGGAGAAGCACACTAGAAGCGCATTTAAAAAAGAACAAGAAACGTATGTATGTAGGCGGTAAGTATGTACCTGTTAGTGATGCTACTCATGCCCCCGGCAGATTCAAAAACTACAATGATGTAGTATTCAAAGAGTATTACAAAAGCAGACACATACAAGAAGGCAACATCTATCTGATATCCAATCCCGCTTGGGACGGGTGGCTAAAGGTTGGCAGGGCTATGTCAGTCCCAGATAGATTGAATGTCTTTCAAACAGGCTCCCCATATAGGGACTACAAAGTTGAGTATGCAATAGCCGTTGAAGATGCTCCCCACATAGAAAAGCTTTTACATAAAGAATTAAAAAACAAGTACCGTTCCAAGTATGAATGGTTTAAACTGGATGTTTCCGATGCACTAAACATCCTCAATGAGGTAATTGATAATGTCAAAAACGATTGATACGTTAGTAGAAGATATATACACATCGTTAGAACCGCTAACAAATGGTGAGGCTATTGATGTATCTGATGACCTCATTGAGGAATTTGGTGAGGCAATGAAACAAGCCTTTATAGGATGGGCTAGACCTACCCCAAGGGATTCTAATTTCAATCTTAGGATGTCTAATATTGGTAAGCCTTTGAGAAGACTTTGGTACGACTCCCGGGCCGAAGGTAAGGATGGTGATCTGTCACCAAGCCTGATGATTAAGTTTCTGTACGGGCATCTGCTTGAAGAACTAGTTCTACTACTGGTTAAGATTTCAGGGCATGAGGTAACAAGTCAACAGAAAGAAATAGCCGTTGACAGTATTGCAGGACATATGGACTGCAAGATAGATGGTGAAGTAGTTGACGTTAAGACTGCGTCCAGCTTTGCATTCAGCAAGTTTAAGTACGGCACACTGGCAGAGAACGATCCCTTTGGATACCTGAGTCAGCTTGCAGGATACGAAGCTGCTGAAGGTACAAACTCTGGTGGGTTCTTGGTTATCAATAAAGAAAGCGGTGAACTTTGTTTGTTTATACCCGAGGACTTGGATAAGCCTAACATCAAAAATAGGATCAACATAGTTAAAGATGTGATTGCTACAGACTCCCCGCCTGAAAGATGCTACCCCGTTGAAGCAGATGGTGCGAAAGGTAACGAAAAGATTTCTAAAAACTGCTCCTACTGTAGCTATAAGTACGACTGCTATGCAGATGCCAATGACGGTCAGGGTCTGCGCACATTTAAATATGCCAAGGGCTTGGTGCATTTGACCAAGGTTGTGGTTGCCCCGAATGTTGAGGAAGTTTTATGAACGGCAGACAAGCAAAACGGATAAGGAAACTAGCCAAGCTAGAACTTGTAGACTGGCTGCGTGGGCAGCTTGGGAAAGAAGATCAGGCTAGTGTCACTATTGATACTATCTTAAGTAAGCTGTCAACACAGACGCATTTCCTTCTTCAAGGAAAGTATACAGTGGCTCCGTATTCTTTTAGGTGGGCCATAAAGCAGATCAAAAAGAATGAACGAAGAAAACGATCAGCTTAATGAACTGCTCATGATTATTGGGTTAGAGATACATAAGCATAATAAGAATGTGTATCTTAGTGATGACACATTAATGCATTTGTATGACCTAATAGAAATAGAATTAATTAACAGGGAAGAGGTTGTAATACATTGAAGGCCAAGATTAGAAACGGACTTCGGAAGAAAAGGCGGGAGCGTCCAGTACGAAAGAACGTCCCGGCTAACTACGATTCAATTTGGGAATCTGAATTACATACTGGGCTTCTGAAAGGCTGGAAACATCACAGTAAAATTCTGGATTACACTATAAACCACAAGTACCATCCAGACTTCATTAAGAAAATAGGGCGTGTAACCTATCTCATAGAAGCCAAGGGCAGGTTCTGGGACTTTGCCGAATACAGTAAATATATTTGGGTAAAGAAAGCACTGCCTCGCGGTTATGAATTAGTATTTTTATTTGCCAACCCTTCTGCTCCGATGCCTCAGGCTAAACGTAGAAAGGATGGTACAAAACGGAGCCACTCAGAGTGGGCCGAAGCAAACGGATTTAAATGGTACAGCGAGTACACCCTGCCGGATGAATGGGTTGATATGGAATATCGCAAGAGCGAGAGTTTTGTAAACGAGTACTTTGATGAAAATAAGGAGACAGACTAATGTCTATTGATAACGCAACACCAGAAGAGTGGTATGCAGTAGGAAAGAAACTAAGGGCAGAAAAGCAGCATGATACTGTTAACTCTCCTACCCATTACAACCAAGGTGATATTGAATGCATTGATGCGATCCGCGCAATGCTCACGCCCGAAGAATTTCTTGGCTACTGCCGGGGCAACAGCTTGAAGTATCGCTGGAGGTTCAGGTACAAAAATGGAATTGAAGACTTACGCAAGGCCGAATGGTATGAAAAGCGTATGATATCCACAATTATTAAGGAAGGAATTGTGCCGTGAGTAATGACAAATTAGGTGTGCAGGAATATCTAGGATTAAAAATAGATTACGACAAAGAAACTTTACTAGATGCTTTTGCAATTGCGACATTAAAAGATAGATATTTCTGGGAAGGAGAAACTCATGCTCAAGAGGCTTTTGCTAGGGCTGCTGTATATGGGGCAACGTACAAGGGGATTACTGATTTCGGTCTTGCACAGCGACTTTATACCTATGCTAGTAATCTGTGGTTTATGTTTAGCACTCCTATCCTTAGTAACGGGGGAACTAGCCGTGGCCTACCTATCAGCTGCTTTCTTAATTTTGTTCCTGATTCCCGCCACGGTCTCTCTGCTCATTATGATGAGAACATATGGCTGGCAAGCACAGGTGGAGGGATCGGCGGTTATTGGGGTCATGTGCGGAGTAATGGTGTGGATACTACTCACGGTAGTAAGTCTACTGGTTCCATCCCTTTCATGCACGTTGTAGACAGCCAGATGCTGGCCTTCAACCAAGGCGTTACACGGCGGGGTAGCTACGCTGCTTACATGGATAT